AATATTGACAGCAGACAACACATCATACGAGATGAACGATCTTCCAGAATACGTGGATGATCTGAGATTCTGCGTATTAGATAATTCGGATCCGCGTGATCCAGACTATTTCTTCATACCATTGATCTTCATGGAGACGTTCAACGATCCGGCACTAGTCATGAAGATAGGCAAGCATACCATCAAGATGCCCTATAACTGGCAGATGGTGGTTGGGGAACCCGACTTCGGTGATCTTGAGGTGCTGCCATTGACTAGGTTGAACGATCGCAGTTTCAAGGCATTCGCTTTCAATCCGATCAACGGCATAATGCCCACCTATGATCCCATCGAGATCATAGACGTCTATCAGGATGTCAGATGGTATTTCCCTAAGCTGAAACCTGGACACATACTAGCCGTACCTCTGACTGATGGGCCTACTCCCAAGTGCGTTTATTTCGTCAAGGAGATCTCCAAGCAGTCAGAGATCATTGACATAACCAAAGCATGGTAATAGGATGTTAGCATGGCAGATGATGATTCAGCTATCAAGCTCGCGGATGTATTGCCGGCCATAGATCGCAAGGATCGTGATTGGTGGGATAGATTGCGCCCAGCACAACGGGACAAGTTTCCCTCATGGCTCTACATGCGCTATGCGGCTTCGGTGGAGGGCAATCCAGACTTCGCCAGATATTATCTGATGGCAGTGAACGAGACCGTGAACAAGCATTTCAGCTCGCTCAAAGGACATGCTAAGCTACAATACATGTTGATGACGGCAGCTAGCCCGGGCATGGGAACACAGCGGCATGGATGGATACCTCCCAGCAAGCGAGGCAAGGCCGATAAGAAGATCAAGCTGTTGAACAAGCTGTTCCCCAATGCCAAGGAAGATGACCTGGAAGTGTTGGCATCAGTCAGCGATGACATGGATCTGATACGAGAACTCGAAGATCGGGGATGGACGCAGAAGGACATCAAGGCAGCGATGAAAGGCAGCGATGACTGAGCTGGCCAAGGTCATAGCAGAAGCGATAGCAGCTGGTCCAGTGGCACAGGAACATAAGTGCAAGTTCTGTGGCAAGGGATTCATGAAGGAATCCACGCTGACCGCGCATCTCTGCGAGACCAAGCGCAGGCATCAGCAGCGTGACGAGATCGGAGTCCGACTGGGTTTCAATGCTTGGATCAAGTTCTATGAGCTCACACAGGGCTCAGCCAAGAACAAGACCTACGAGGATTTCTCTGACAGCCCGTACTACAAGGCCTTCGTGAGATTCGGCAGGCACCTGCATGGCATCAGGGCCATCAATCCAGCTGCCTTCACTGAGTGGGTGATCAAGAACAACAAGAAGCTGGACCAATGGACCAAGGATGCGTTCTATGAGGAATATCTCATGAACTATCTGAGGCGAGAGCATCCACAGGATGCCCTGGAACGCGGCATCACCGAGATGGCAGCTTGGGCAGATGAGCAAGGCAGCGCGGTCAATCATTTCTTCCGCTATGCTTCTCCCAGCAGGCTGTGTGCGATGGTAACCAATGGGCGCATCAGCCCGTGGGTGATATATTGCTGTGACACTGGCATGGAAGCACTGGGCAAGCTGAACGAGGAACAGGTGGCCATGATCTATCCCTGGATCGATCCTGAGTTCTGGCAGCGCAAGCTCAGGGACTATGTGGCTGATGCTGAATGGTGTAAGACCGTGCTCAAGGAAGCGGGGTTCTGATGGACATCGACATCGATTTCGCTGATAGGGAGAAGGTGCTGAAGCTGATACGCAATGTGCCAGCTGCCATACATCGCAAGGATGGATGGGTCAAGCACAACACTGGCGTGTTCGTGACCGAGGTTCCAACAGATCCCATCACTGGTTGGAGCAGCTTGGATTATCAGGAAGCTGAATCCTTGGGTTACATAAAGCTGGACCTGCTCAACGTGCATGTCTACGAGCAGATCAGGGACGAAGCAGATCTGATCGAGCTCATGGCTGCTGGACCCATGTGGGAGATGCTGGAACATCGTGAGTTCGTCGAGCAGATCATACACATAAACAATCATTATGATACGCTGGCTAAGATGCCTGAGCCGGTCAACAGCATACCTAGGATGGCCATGTTCCTAGCGGTAATCAGGCCTGCCAAGAGGCATCTCATCGGATTATCTTGGAAGGAAGTGGCCAAGGATGTTTGGACCAAACCCACAGATGGTTCTTATTACTTCAAGAAAGCGCATGCTGTCAGCTATGCACATCTGGTAGCAGTCCACATGAACCTGCTAACCAGGTCGCCTCACTAGTTGGACCATCTTCCTCTTGGTCCTCTTGGACGCTAGATCATTCAATCTAACCGCATGTCCTGCTATGACGGTCACTTCCTTGGTCAGCAATGTCTTGACCACATATCTGAACTGTGCCCAATCTTCCTTGAGGAATATGTTGATCGGTATCATGCGATTGGATTCCCACCACCATTGCTCTGCCAAGGCCACGAATTCGCTGCGATGTTCTATGGTCCTGAGGCTTCGATAATCATAGATGGTAGTGACGTCATTATCCTGGTTCTGTATGATGCAGACATATTCTACATCACCATATTTGATCAGAGCGAAGAAAGGATATTTCTCCAGGAAGTCTTGTAAGTGTTGATCCATGATCCAAAAAATTAAACCGTTTTACTTATAATATGTCTCATCAGATGCGAGATATCTGGATGCAGGAAAGCGTTTGACTTTGCCAGCGCATGGCATTAAAATCAACTGATGAACAACATACAGACTGCGATATCTGGCGTCTTACCAGCCAAGAGGAAACAAGCAGCCAAGGGATGGCTCAGCTTCAACGCGGTCTGTTGTAGCCATAATGGTGAGACTCCGGATACCAGGAGCAGGGGAGGCATGCTGTTCACGCCCGAGGGTGGCGCTAGTTACCATTGCTTCAACTGTGGATTCAAATCCACGTGGCGACCTGGGCTGCATTTTGGTTACAAGATGCGCAAGCTGATGTCCTGGATGGGCATGGAAGAAGGCAGCATCCAGCGATTGGTGTTGGATGCCCTGCGTGATCTAGACCAGGACATCATCCAGCAAGAGCAAGCCCGCAGCGAGATCAACTATGAATCCAGATCTCTACCAGAGGGCGCATCCATCAGGGAATGGATGGAAGGTGGCCTCGACGATCCTGACATGAATGATTGTTATGATTACATCAGGTCTAGGGGATTCGATCTACCAGATCATGATTGGTATTGGAGCCACGAATCGGGCTATAGGCGCAGGATAATCGTGCCATTCACTTGGCGCGGCAGGACCGTGGGCTACACTGCTCGCAGCATTGACAGCGACAGCAAGATGAAATACATAAACAATGTGGACAGCGATTTCGTGTTCAACGTAGATGGGCAACGACGAGAATCAAAGTTCGCACTAGTAGTCGAAGGAACCCTTGATGCCATCGCAGTGGGAGGGCTAGCAGTGCTGACCAATGAAGTCAGCGATCGCAAGGCTGAAGTCATCGATGGATTAGGCAAGGAGGTCATAGTGATCCCTGACCGAGACAAGAGCGGCCGCAAGCTGGTCGATGCTGCCCTCGAATACGGATGGAGCGTGGCGTTTCCAGACTGGGAACCCGATATCAAGGATTGTGCTGACAGCATGCGGAGATATGGTAAGCTATACACACTTAGAACTATACTTGCCACCCGGCAAGATAGTAAGCTGAAGATACAGCTGATGAGGAGAGAACATGGCATCTAAGGATTATGGCACGGACCTCCAGAAGCTGTTCCTTGAGATCATGATGGCCGACGCCCAGAGTTTCGTGCGCGTCCAGAATATCTTTGATCCGGTCAACTTCGACAAGAGCCTGAGATCAGCTGCCACGTTCCTACAGGACTACAGCAAGAAATACAATGACCTTCCCAACACTGATCAGGTCAAGGCCGAGTCCAGCGTGGAACTACAGAAGATCGAAAAGCTGGAAGACAGCATGATCGATTGGTTCATGGATGAGTTTGAATCATTCACGCGGCATCAGACACTGAACAGGGTGATCCTACAGTGCGCCGATCTGATCGAAAAGGGCGAATACGATCCCATCGAGAAGCTGGTCAAGGATGCGGTGCAGATATCTCTGACTAGGAACCTCGGTCTCGATTACTTCGATGATCCGCGTGCCAGGTTGATGAAGCTCAAGGACAACAATGGCCAGATGACCACGGGTTGGCCAAATCTAGACAAGAAACTGTTCGGTGGATTCAATCGTGGTGAGCTTGAGATATTCGCAGGTGGTTCCGGCGCAGGCAAATCATTGTTCATGCAGAACCTAGCGGTCAACTGGATGTCAGTGGGATTGGATGGCGTGTATGTGACGCTGGAATTGAGCGAAGAACTCTGCGCCATGCGCATCGACAGCATGCTGACCAACGTTCCCAGCAGGGAGATCTTCAAGGATCTCGACACTGTCGAGATGAAGGTCAAGATGGTAGGCAAGAAGGCCGGTAGCCTGCGCATCAAATATATGCCAGCACAGAGCAACGTCAATGATCTCAGATCGTATCTCAAGGAACTGCAGATCCAGACTGGACGCAAGGCCAGCTATGTCTGCGTCGATTATCTAGATCTGTTGATGCCAGTCAGTGCCAAGGTCAGTCCCAGCGATCTCTTCGTCAAGGACAAGTATGTCTCGGAGGAACTGCGCAACCTAGCCAAGGAGATGGACTTGGTGTTAGTGACGGCATCACAGCTGAACAGATCCGCAGTCGAAGAGATCGAGTTCGATCATAGCCACATCAGTGGTGGTATCTCAAAGATCAACACAGCAGACAACGTGTTTGGCATCTTCACATCGCGCAGCATGAAGGAACATGGCAGGTATCAGCTACAGCTGATGAAGACTCGTTCGTCCTCGGGTGTTGGACAGAAGATCGATCTCGAGTTTGATCAGGACAGCCTGCGCATACGGGATCTAGCAGTTCAAGAAGCAAAGCAGCAGTATATTCGACAGCATCAAGAGCAAGACCACTGTGGCATCCAACAGTGATGCTGTGCCCCAAGCTGAAACTGGAAAGATCACCGCAGACGTTCAGAGCAGCAAGCTCAAACAGATGCTGAACAATCTCAAGTCTGGTGGTTAAGCAGCTTCAGCTTCGACGCACTCAAGATAATCTGATCCGTTGCTATGCCTAAGTCGTCCTGTGCCACTGACCATTACACTATCTGAATAAGCCAATGGACGTTTGACAGTGACATCGATGTAGCGCCCGTTGCCCACACCCAGCGTGAGGAAGGTCACATACTTGCCGCTGTCTCCCTTGAAAACCCTACCATTGGCTATGAGACCAGTGAACTCCCAACGATCAAGCCAGGTGTTCATCACGTTCATGCCTGGTAAGAACTCTGATGTGGTCCACCAACCAGACTTGCGGAACTGGCGCCATGGGTCTGACTCGCCGCTGACCTTATAGCCCATCTGATCTATCTCCCAACCAGACAGCAGTGCTTCACGCTTGTAAACCCAGCTTCGATAGCTTCCTTGGCAGTGTTTCAAGCATGCTCCCCAGAATGCCTGTGGATTATGTGCCTTCTGGTATGCGAGCGCCCATATCAATCTACCGAGGTTGACAGCATGCGCACGACAAAGTCCAAAGTTGCCCAGCTGCATCAGCTCACGATGTATGTCAGCCTTGTCTTCTTGGTCACCCATCTTCTGCATGAATTCAAATACCTTCTCTTCATTCTTCTTGGCGAAGGCACGCCTATACATGTCAGCTTCATAATGATCACAGCCTATGAGCTTGGATATCTTCAGTATCGCGTCGTCCTCGTAGACTATGCTGTCTGCCAACCTTTCTTCGGTCCAATCATGGAAGAAGCTGGCCTTTTGCCTACCGGTGGTCGCCACGGGCCTTATCAGCGCCGTAGCGAACACGCAGTCGGATTTGGATTGCGGCCTTATCGCTCGAAACAAGCGCCGCATGGCAGGACTCTCGCCCTGCGTGACACCCAGCACGTCGCCCCGACTCAGGAGGTTTGACGTGAGGATGTCCTGTTCTGGATAGTCTTCCAATGCTATGTTGGGTTCGATCTCGATCAGTTGGCTGAGGCCGCGATTAGCCAATATGTCAACCTTGAGATGCTCGAGGTCTTCTACCTCATGCTTGTCTAGAAGGATCTGGTTGTCCCCGTTCTTCAGGCTGCGAGGTAAGTCGTGCTGGAATACTAGGATGCCGCCGCAGTGTTTTGATATTGCTTTCTTCTTGCCTATCAGTTTCTTCTCGATGCGTTCTGCTTCCTCTGGGTCAACGCCCAGTTTCTTATAGTCGATCCGCTTAGGTAATCTGCCCTTGGCTCCCAATCTCCTCGCTGCTTCCCTTTTCGCACCTTTCTCTTTGAAGGTGACATAGTTGGATATGCGAGCTGTCTTGTTTGGCCAGCGACGGAATATCCTCTGCATGACCGTGTCCTGTGCCCAATGCGGGAAGTCTATGTCGACGTCTGGTAAGTCATCCCTGAGTGGATTGAGGAACCTAGCCAGCGGTATTTCCCATCTGATAGGATCAACATCAGTGATCCCCATGGCCCAGCAGACCAAGCTGCTGCCCGCGCTGCCGCGCGTCATATGCGGTATGTCTACCGTCATGTCTAGTATGTCTGTGATTTGTATGAAATAATCAGTAAATCGCTGCTTGACTATGAGTTCTAGCTCTTCTGCGATCCTGTTGAGGTAGTCTGGTCTGCTTGGAACCTGTCTCTTGAAACGTGCTAATAAGCGTTCGTATTGTTGCTCTTGCGTAGCCATGTATTGCTTTCCTTGCCATGATATTGCCTATATAAGTTGATGTCCCTTAGGACTTGATACTTAGCTAAGCGATCTCATCATTGCGAGGAACTTGATTTTGTCCCCGTAACTAAGCTAATGTATAGGACCCAACAGCAATAAATATGTAACCATGAAACGACAGACCCGCAGCATCCTAGACGAGATCTCGATAGCTTATCGTCCCCAGGACAAGGAAGCAGTGATCGAGAGCAGGGCTAACCACATAATCAGCTCTGCTATCAATCTAGTGAATCTCATCAGGGAGACCTACGATGCTGATACCGCGGGAGAGCTAGAGCGCAGGCTCATAAACAGCATCCGCGGACAGGACACAGCTAAGTTCATGCGGGGCATCAGGAAGGCCGGGCAATGAAGGTCAGAGAGCTCACAGAAGCACTTCCAGGACAAGTGAGCGGTGCCCGAAGGTTGCTGGGTAAGATCGGACTAGGTGGTGCTGCTGCTCGCGGTGAGAAAATCATGCGAGGCCAAGCCAAAGCAGCTTTCAAGCAATGGCTATCATTCGTGCCCCGCTTAACAGCAGGCGGCACTAACATGAACGACAAGGCTACCTATGCTAGGATATTCGGTCAATACATGTCAAAGGCACTGAAATTAGCCCAGGATGATCCTATCGTTACAGGAGCAATCGATCAGATATCCAGGACTAGATTAGATCAGATCGATAACCGTTACATGACCGATCTCATATTCAAGATGATGGGACAACAGCGGAGCAAGGTTTTTTCTCCGCAAGCTGCTCTAGTTGCTCCTGGATTACCGCAAACCGCACCGGCAAAATCAATACCAAAGCCGAGGGCTGGTAGTAAGCGTAAAATGGACGGTAATGAATACATATTAGTCAGATTGAAAACAGGCGGATATGAATGGCACGATAGCGGCGGCAATCGTGCCCCTGACAAAATACAAAGAAAGATGAAAAAGCAATATGGCATTTGAGTTCATACAAGAATTAGCAGAAGCGAGATTGTTCCGCAACCCCACGAGGATGGCAGAGCTCTACACCAGCGAGCTAGCAGACAGCTTCTTCAATGCCGTGCTGGCCCTGCAGATCATGCAGAAGACTAGTCCCAAGCTGGCACAGAAATACGCCAAGGCCACGCTGATGAGCGGCAACATAGACGGTTGGCGCAGCAGCGGCAGCGATCTGCATAACATGGCCTTCATACTCAAGAACCAAGACAGGTATGAGGGTAGGTTGACCAAGGACAGGCACATCACGGTGCCTGAACTACAGTTCAAGACTTGGCTCAGGAACATGGCCAACGGCAAGGATGATCGCCAATCAGAGCGCCAGTTCCTGCTCAAGCTACAGACTGGATTGGGCGTGCAGAACGCAGCTCTGAGATCCGTGCGCAGGACCGTGGCTGATTGGGAACACAGCTTGCCGGATGAACACAAAGTAGCAGCTACTCGGGTATTCAAAGGACTGAGGCATGACCTGCAGGCCAGCGACATGTTCGCTCCCTACAATGCGCTGATGCATAAGCGTGGGTTGATCATCCCCGATGAGGTTAAGAAACCCGGCATCCCACTGGCTGCTAAGGTAGCAGGTGCTGCGGTTGCTGGTTATATGATAGGCAAAAAGCTAGCTTCCTTATAAATAATCCAGCATCCAAGGGATGCAGAAACTTTGAAGGAAGACCACAATGGCACATCAAACCCGTGTTAATGGTTCGATCTATGCTGGTGTTAACCAGGATACGGACCTCGGCTCACTCGTCAGCGTAGCTGGCGCACAGCCAAATGCTTTCGCGATCCTGCTCAAGGATCTCTCAGGCAACCCAACCAACATCGACGCTGAAGGTGAAGCAGACGAGTCAATCGACGTCGTCCTACGCCTCATCGAAGGCGGCGGCAGCGCCCCAAACAACGGCGCAGCTTCGATCATCTACTATCAAGTTGAGACCAGCACTCCATGGCAGATCTCAGTGTTGGTTGAGCGTTCAAGCTGGACCGCAACCACGCTACAGGCAGCCATCCGCGCCCTCGGCACTTCAGTCGGCGCGAACGGCAAGGACGTTTCACTCTCAACCGTGACCAACGTCGGCCTCAAGCTAGCTACATCATAATCGAGTAGCTGGCGGAAGCTAGCATATCAGAGGGTCGCTATATAACGTAGCGACCCTCTTATCATGACCGAACATCTATCATCCCGATTCAGAGACCCTAGGATACGAGCTTTCACGCTGAGGAAGCTGACCCCCATCTACCTCCAACCTGATGATAGGTATCTATGGAGGGACTTGCCTAGCATAAGGGATAATGGATTGGATTATCCAATATTGCTCTACAAGACTGACCCCCGCTGGTGGGCAGAGAAATACGATGCCTGGGTACACCCACATGTCAAGCACAGCACACCTGTCATAGCTGATGATGGACTAGTATGGACCATAAAGGCAGGAACCAACAGATATCAAGCCGCCCTAGATCTAGGCTACGATACCATCGATGGTATAATGTGCGATCACAGCGATGAATGTGCTAAACTAACGATGTGGTTCAAAGAATGTGATCCGCTGCGAAACCCAGACAAGCCCTATACAGGCGCTTGGAGCTATACATGACACAGACCGTTACCATAAACACCACCGTCGATATAACCCCAACCGGCGTCAGGCGCAAGAGCGATGATCCTGATTGGTTGCTGAAGAGGAACCAACAGAGGAACTACGATACTCTGATGCAGGTGCTGGGACTGCGTTGCCAGCCGCTAGATGTGGAGATACAGGTGATGCAAGAGCTGTTAGAATTTAACTTCGAAAAGGTCTGGATAATCAAGTTCAAGGTCGAGCGTGACGATGTGCTAGGCAAGGAAGGTGAACTGTTCCTCGATGATGTGGAAGGCGTGCCCATAGTGCCAGCATTGACCGAGACCACACCCAGCTTTCCTCCGCAGTTCATCACACGTGGACCGTTAAAAAACATAGGTATTTTAGTCGTTGCGTCGCATTAAATAATGTGTCAGGCTGATTTAGGCACTGTTTAGGCAAATGAAAGGCAACAGAATGAACAAGAAGACTAGGAGAGACCCCTTGAGAGAAATAGAGAAGGAGAGCTTGGAAGCACACGTCGATCTCTGCGCAGAGAGGTACGCCAACATGACCGATAGGATCCATAGATTGGAAGATGGCATGGACAAGCGCATGGATGATCTGGAAACTATGCTCAAGGAGATATCGAATAATCTACAGAAGAAAGAAGCTTCTGCGATCAAGACCGTATTCACCATCGGTTTCAGCACCATAACGGCATTGCTGGGATTCAGCGGTGGATTGATCTGGTATATAATAAACCATCACTGAACATGAAGATACATATCGCACCTGGATGCAGCGTCAACCTCAGCGATGGGGAATTGGCGCTGGCTTCTAAGATAAAGGCAGCAGGGATCTTGGACCAAGATAGATTGTCCTCGGACGAGATGGTCGTTATAATCAAGCTGGTAAACAAGAATGTGGTGCGAAGGCGCAACAGAGCAGGGAAGGTGAGCTATGAGATTGGACCAAACATCGATTGGTAAGATATCAGCTTTCATAGCTGAGCACGTCACGCGGAGCCCAGTGATCACCAATGACAGCAGCGACAGTATCCGCGTAAATGATATGATGATACGCCCAGAATCTGGTTCCTGGGCAGTGTCTACCCGCAAGGAATCCCTGGCTAGTTTCTCCTACAAGAGCTGGGCTTTAGCTTATGCTGTGGCCCGAGCAAACAACAACAAGCATGTCCAGGACTATCTCAGCACCAACGGGACGAGGCTGAGCAAGCTACAGATCGACAAGGATCTCTACAATTATCACCTCAGGCAAGCCCTCAGGAGGGGCGACGATACCAAAGCCTGCATAATCGAGGGTAGGCTCAGCAGGACTGAACAGGAGATATTTGAGCTGTTAGATGAAGCCCAACAGGTGCTATTATATCAGCGTATCGGATAAATATCCCATAGGAAATGGGAACGTAACCATGAAACTCACAGATATCGCAAAATTAGATTCGACCACGCTAAACGCCAAGATGGAAGCGAAATTAGGCTGGAGCATCAACACTGAGAAGCTCGCACTCAAGGACGCACAGAACATGCTGGAAAGCGTGAATCATAAGCTCACAGCAGTGAGGAACAGCAACAAGATCCACGTGTCTGAGAAGGATCCAAACTACACTGGCATGCTCATGGCACAGCAGGTCCTAGAGAGTTACATCTCAGAGAAGGCCAAGAATCCATATGCGATCGGCATGGCAGCAGCCATGAAGAGCACCGGTGATGAGCCACCTCTCAAGAAGAGCACGATCACTAAGGCACACAAGATCGCCAAGTCGATACAGAAGAATGAAAGCATCGAAGCTGCTGTGAAGCGCATGATCAACGAAGATGAAGTCACGCAAGCACAGTCAGTCATGGCAGCCAAGGACATGGTCGATAGCCTGCAGGGCATGCTGGAAGACATCGGCCGCATGGTCAATGAACAGCTACCTCCCCTCACTGACAGCATCCGCAGCAACATCGGCGACAGCCAAGCACAGGGTTTCAATGATGCTGTCACTGGCACGCTGAATGGTTTGCTGGGTCAACTACAGACTGCTCGCCAATCAGTAAATGATGCGGTGCTGGGTCTGACGGGACAAGCTCCTGCCCCGATGGAGATGCCAGCTGATGATGCTGGTGCTGATCTAGACACTGGACTCGGCGACACGGGCCCAGAAGATGAGTTTGGTGCTAGCGATGCTGCTACCGGCGGCGAGC